GAAAATGTCACAGATTTGGGGAAGCTTACTAGGGCTTAAACAACACATCATAACAAGATTAGAACAAACCGGTTTAGAGGTTCATGAAGAAGGTATGGATCGCTTTAATCAACCAGGATGGGTCAATCGTGTTTGGAATTCTAAAGACTATCGCCGAGCGCATTTAGACATTGTTGATGCACGTAAGAGTAAAGGATTGTGGATGATGCACGTATGCATTTTCCCAGAACTAAGTAGTGATGGTCCGATCTTTGGCTTTGATGTTATTGCAGGAAAGAACAAGATGACTGGCGCTTTCCACGATTTTAGTGCAACAACTAATTCACAGCATCATATGATTGAACACTTCATTAAGACTTCGAAGCAACTTGATTGGAAACGTGAACGAGAACTTCCAGAGTGGGCTAAAGCTATTTTTAATGAGGATATGATAGCCGCAGGTAATGTAAAAGAAGAAGCTGAGATTAATCAGTTGATGTATGTTGTTAAAGAAAACCTGAACTACTATCTTGATAACATCGGTAGATATGAAGGCAATTCAAACGATGAGTTGGGCGCACTTTCTCAGAATAGATATGCACATTATCAAAAGCAAAATCCACATACTCCTAGAACAATGGCTTCACTTGGTTTAGACGAAGAAGATGTAAAAGTCTTTATCGAAAAGTGTTTGTTTCCAGAAGTTGAAGTTCCAAAGCCGTTCGATCCGACACCAATACTCTTAGACTTGGTGTGATAAATTTATCGCATAATAATATCTAATTATAAAGTGTATTGACTTTTAGGTCAGAATCGTGTATACATAGTCTTGTAGTTGATGAAGCAAAGCGAAGACGAACTGGACTCCGGGGCAGTACCGGACAGCTCCACCACAAGTACATAATGTGTATTTTTGATGGGGCTGAACAAGGATCGACAGGCGGGCTAGTTGAGTGGAGATTATCGTGTTGACCTACGTTATTCGGTCAAATAAACTAAATGCAAATGAAAATTTCGCACCATCTGGTTACGCCCTAGCGGCATAACACAGGGGGTTGGTCACTTACCTAGCAACAGAAAAGTGACACTTTTTTTAAAAATCACAAAGGAAAAACGCTAATGAAAACTTCTATTTTAGCAATCATCGCAGCTACTACTTTTGCTGCTACAGCTAACGCAGAATCTGGAACAGTATATACCGCACCAATGATCGTCGGATCTGTAGGCATGGATGTAACAGAAAACTCTGCAGGCAATTTCGTCGCAACTCCAGATATTGATCTTGGTATTGTAGCACCATTTGGTGTGGCAAACATTGAACTAACATCAGTTGATGATACCATCGTAGTAGACGGATATTCCGTAGGTGCAACAGTATCAGGCGTTGGTGTATCATTTGGTGATCAAGGTGATCTTCTAGGTAATTTCGGCGGCGTGACAGAAGTAGTTGGGGGAACAACTCTAGCTAATCCATCAGATGCTCATGAATCATTGCACCTAACAATGTCAGGTATTACTGCGGGTATTGGTCTAACTGATATCAGTAATGATCTAACTGACGTAGAAAATGTTCAAGTAACATATAGCACAGGACTAGCAGGTCTTGCATTGTCAACTGGTGTAGATTACAATCTAAACTCAGAAGATTTGACTGTACTATCAAGCGCAGACTTCATGATCATGGAAGAGTATGCCGCAGGCGCAACTGTAACATATGCAGATGATTTCGCATATGAAGCAAACGTAAGTGCGTTTGGTGTAACAGGCTTCGTCAATGGCGATGCTAATGACATGGCACAAAACATTGGTGCAGGTATCTATCGTGACCTAGCTAATGGAAACGTATCGTATTATGCTGAAGCAGGATACAACTTGGATAACGAAGCTATGACACCGGCAGCGGGCGTATCATTCAACTTCTAAGTTAAACACATAAAAACCAAAAAGGGTTGCTTTCTTGAATTGCAACCCTTTTATTTTTTTCCTATAGATAATAGTGGTTGGGCAATAATGTTCAACATTTGTGAGCGATGGTGTAAAGCCGTCAAACAAAGGAGAAAGAAATGGAACTACTCACTATCTGGAGCCTTATCGGGTTCCTGCTTGCTGCCTATGCAGTAATAGCAAATGATTCAGTACAAACTCTCGGTACATGGATGGCATCAAACAATGAGAGATTTACTTACAAAACATTATGGATAGCAGCATCTGCTGTTTTATTATATACACTATGGTATGGTTGGTATATGAATGGTGGCGATATATCTTATGGTCGTCTAAACAAAATCCCATTTCAAGATGTACAATGGTATCATGCGGCCGCACCTGCTATTCTAGTTTTACTGACAAGAATGGGTGTACCAGTTAGTACAAGTTTCTTAGTGCTATCTGTATTCGCTAGTACTTTTGTACTTGAGAAGATGCTTATGAAATCTATCATGGGGTATGGCGTAGCGGCAGGCTTTGCATATGTAGTATGGTTTGCAATACACAAATACTTTGGACGTTGGTACGACGAAACAAAACCAGTGAGCGAAAGCAACAAGAACTACTGGCGTGTAGCACAATGGCTAGCCACAGGTGGCTTATGGTACACTTGGCTATCACATGACATTGCTAACATTGCAGTGTTTTTACCAAGACAAGTACCAATAGACTTAATGATTTTTATTAGTGCTATATTTGTTTTTGGTCTATTCTTTATGTTTAAAGAAAAAGGTGGTAAGATACAAAAGATTGTATTAGAAAAGCACAACACAAGATATGTTCGTAGTGCTACGTTAATTGATCTATTCTATTGGTTATGTCTATACTTCTTCAAAGAGCTAAATGATATTCCTATGTCAACTACATGGGTGTTCGTAGGCTTGTTAGCAGGACGTGAACTTGCTATGGCAACATACTTTGGTAAGAAGAAAACAAAGAGTGTGTTCCCATTAGTAGCAAAGGACTTTGGTAAGATGATGGTAGGCTTGGGTGCATCAGTTGCACTAGTGCTTATGATTCATTATATTATTGTGCCAAGCGGCCTATAAAATACTTGACAAACATTGTGTTACCTGTTATATTGTATATATTAAATCAGAGGAGTTTTAATGCATACGATTAAAGGTAACACATATGGAGTATCGTTCGATTTAAAACAAGGCAAAGTATGGATTGCAGGTGAACTGTATATTGATGATACAGAAACTGCTCGGTTATATTATGAAGCCTACGCTTTAGGCAGAGAGCATAAAAAATTAGAAATTAGACACAGCTTAGGAGTTTGATATGTCAACTATTATTTCAACTTATATTTCAGAATCTACAAATGGTCGTGCCGAGGTAAAGCAAGATGGCACTGGTTATTACATTGACTATTATGGTCACGAAGGTACACACATCGTCAAGGAATCTTTTCCCAACAAATCTTTACACTATGTAGAAGATGCGGCAGAAAATTGGTCACTGGGCGTTAAGACCTTGTTAGGATAATTGTCTATGGAAGAGGCAATGAAAGCAGACCAAATTCTATCAGAAATACAGGGCTTTGTAAACGAAGAAGTATCTTATATAGATGCTCTTGTTTATTATGCTGAAACAAATAACTTAGAAATCGATCTTATCGGAGAGATTATTCGTCGTTCACCAGTTCTAAAATCAAAAGTAAGAGATGATGCTGAACGATTAAATATGGTCGAAAGAAGTTCCAAGTTACCGATATGAGCATCTATTCCACAAAAGACGCTTACGAAGTGTACTGCTATTTTTTAGCATTGAAGCAACACTTCACATCTAACTACGACTTTTTTAAATACAATGGAAAGACCAGTACGAACCCTACTGCTTTTGAAAATCGAAAGGATAAGTTTCACTATTATAAATTATCTAAGCACAGTGATGCAAAAAACTATGTGTTAGCAAACGTATTAGAAAACTCTAATATCTGGATAGGCGACATTGTGAATGATGATAAAGGTGAAAAGGTATACCTCGATTGGAAGAAGCGTAAGCAATCTTTGTCTTACGTATTTAAAAATGAACTGGGCGTGTTGAATGAAGACTTCAATAGTAATCTTCTTTCTAAAGACGGCCAACATCCACCGCTTCTAAAGCACTACATCAGAGGAGACATCTGTATAGAGACGTTAACTATAATCGCAAACATAACCAAAGTTTTTTCACATTGGGACAAGGTTTTACTTGACAAACTTATATATCCTGATATAAATAGAAAGTGCAAGAAATATTTTCCCTTCATGGAGTATGATAAAATTAAAATGAAGAAAATATTACTTGACAACTTCGAACAAACCGTTTAATATACCGTAATACATCGCACATATAGGAGATACAAAATATGGCACAATCATTTTCATCACTAAAGAAAAACCGCAGTTCGTCTTTTGATAAGTTGAATTCTCAACTACAAAAGTTGAACAACGCAGGTCCCTCAAATAATAATAACGACGATTACTGGAAGCTAGAAGTAGATAAAGCTGGCAATGGCTACGCTGTCATTCGCTTCTTGCCTGCACCAGAAGGTGAAGACCTTCCCTTTGTCCGTGTCTTTGATCACGGCTTTCAAGGACCAGGTGGCTGGTACATCGAAAACTCATTGACTACTATTGGTCAAGAAGATCCGGTTTCAGAGTATAACTCTCAGCTCTGGAACAATGGTACGGATGCGGGCAAAGAAGAAGCTCGTAAACAAAAGCGCCGTTTGTCTTATCACGCAAACATTTATGTTGTGAAAGATCCTACTAATCCTCAGAACGAAGGCCAAGTCTTCAAGTATAAGTTTGGTAAGAAAATCTTTGATAAGCTAAACGCTGCAATGAACCCAGAGTTTGAAGACGAAGAAGCACTAAACCCATTTGATTTTTGGGAAGGTTCTAACTTCAAACTTAAAGCACGTAATGGCGATGGTGGGTATCGCACTTATGAGCCGTCCTCTTTCGATACAGGTAGTGTATTGTTAGAAGATGATGAGAGACTTGAGCAAATCTGGAAATCCCAGCATTCGCTACAAGAGATCATCGATCCTAAAAACTTCAAGTCTTATAATGAACTTAAAGCGAAGCTGTACAAAGTTCTAGGTCTTGACGGCAGCCAACACGCACCCACTCATACGGCTGAGGACGATGTACCGGAGATGGACTTTGCGCCTAAGTTTAAAGAGCGTTCAGCTCCAACTTTGAGTGAAGCTCCATCTCCTTCATTAGAAGAAAGTTCGTTTTCGTCTAGTACAGATGATGATGATTTGGATTTCTTCAAGTCACTTGCAGATAACTAAGTTAACTAAGTGACGTATTAAAGAGAGGCTTCGGCCTCTCTTTTTTTTACCCGAATGCTGTTATAACACCGCTATTATTAGCTAGAGATGATGAGCTATCAATCTTAGTAATGTTAGTTACATTAGTAACGGATGAATTATTACCAGCTCTATACACTTTAGCTCCTTCAGCAAGTAGCACAGATGCTTGAGCTTGACCAAAATCCATCGCATTAGATTCTAATGATTGTAGTCGCCTTTGTCTAGATATTACTTGATCTGGCCCCATTATTGGTTCTACACTTTCCGGGATATTTGGCAATAAAAATTCAGGCTTTAGTGTTCCATCAGGATTATATAATTTTCCTAATGTATTATCCCAGTCGTTTCTATCATAGTCGCCTTGTTGGCCACTATAAGTAGGTCTTGGTTCAGATGTAAGCGGTAAAGCATTAGTATCCATTAATGGAAGTGTACTTCGAACATCTGCCGGAACTTCGTCAAAATCACTTTTACTACCCACAATCATTCCTGCAATTTGGCTACCAAGCCAATCACCTGCAACTGCACCTGCAATCCCACCACCGATAGCTGTAATTATTGCACCTGGGCCAGATGTTATACCCATCGCCGCACCGACACCAGCGGCTAAAACAGCACCATTGACTCCACCAAAGATGGCACCTAATTCTCCGCCAATTAACTCAGTTTTTTCAGCATCAGTATATTCTTCATTTAATAATATTGATGCTAAATATCCTATTGATATTACTGAACCGAGCGCACCAGCACCTTTTGCGAATTTAGCAAACTTAGCATACTTACTATTATCTAATCTTCTCATTAAATCTTGATCAGAATCGTAAGTTCTTTGGGCATTCTGTGCGGCACCGCCCCTTAGTGTCTCGCCTGTTCGATTGGATGTGAAACTACCATCTGCTTGTCTAGTAAAATTTCTTGGTCTAGGATCAACTCTATTACCACTTCCATCAATCGCTGCTGCACCTGCCACAGCTCCCACAACAGCAGGGCGCACCATATTTCTAGATAAAATTCTTGGCAATGCTCTTCTGATTAAAGATGGTGTTATTAATGCAATTGCGGCTCCTATAGCTTTTAATATATTACTAACAGCCGTTTCATCAAATTCCATACCAAATTCGTCTATAACATTGTCTTCGTTACCAAACTTCTTGATGATTTCTTCACTGAATGATCCAACAAACCCACCAACGGCTGCGATAGCAGCAACTCGTTTACCAAATAATCTTCCGATAAATCCATATGTGAAAGCATCGCCTATACCGTCACTGATTGATTTATTAAATTCGGCTGTACCATCTCCTGGGGCATCTGGAGGATTGGCTTGATTTAAAGTCTCGTTAACAGCACCAGAAATAAAATCACCGATCTTTGGTGCAACTAGTGCTAAGAAGCCGCCCTTAACTACCATAGCTCCTATACCAGCAATAGACATTCCACCCAACGCACCACCTACAAGTGCGGCAAGACCTGATGTTAAACTTGAAGCTCCGGCGCTTACGGTAGAAAAAGAAGAGTCGGTACTGGTGCTATCATTACTTTGTGTTTGAGTTTGAACAGCTGCCTCATCTACTTTTAATGCTCTATCACGTGCCGCATCTTTTTTTGCTTCTTTATCTAGCTCTAATTTCTTTACATCTAAGTTGTACATAGAACGAAGCACAGAAGTTTGTTGCACTAACGTAGTGCTAATAGAATCGAACACACCTTCAAACTTTGCGGCGTCTAATAGTAATTCTGATCTTTCCATTCATCTGACCTTTATTTTTTATTATTGTTATTTACTTCTTCTATATGATCAATTAGCATTCCTAAGTAGAGGTCACGTTCATATGGTATTAAGTTTTCTATTTCCGATATATGATATTTATGATGCTGAGCCAAAACGAATATAGTTTTATAATACACGCCGAGGTTATTGTGACTCAGCGCTAGATAAAAAAAGTTTCTGTTCCCTCCAGAACAACTGTCTTCTCATCACCATTTTCATTGATATATTTGTCTTTGTAAGTAACCTTAGGCATTGTCTCAAAAAACTTCTGCATACTCTTCATAGACTTCGAAGGCAATTGACTTGCAAATTCATTAATCTCTTCTTCACTATAATCAGAGAACTTATGAACCTCATCATCTTTTAAAACACTATCAATACAAGAAATTAACAAGTCAAATAATATAGATGACACACTTACTTGATCATCCTCTTCTACTTTCATGACTTGCCCTAGAATTGAAATCTGGTCAAACGAAGGATACTTCATTAGAAGCTTATAGCCATCATCTAAATTAATAATATTTGAATGACCTTCAGGTACGTCAACCTTAATGTTTGCAATATCTAATTCTAATTCGATAGACTTATCTGTATCTTTATCTTTAATAGCGAACTTAATTTTATTATCTACAGATACTGATCTAATGTTTAATAACAAATATTCTAAATCGAACATTGTTAGAGTGTCTACTTCTATCTTATGAAAACAGTTTGTGATGATTTGTTTCATCGCTGTTATAATATGGTCTATGTCATTGGCCTCTTGTGCAATTAAAAGAATTTTTTCTTCTTTAACTGTAAAGGGTCTGTACTTTACTTTCTTTTTTGTTGATGGTACCTCAATTTCAAAGAGTGGCATGTCAATTTTAGGTAAACCCATAATATACTCCTATATAATCTATAAAAAATTTCTAAATATTGTTTGTGCGTTAGTGAATTGGTTAATCGTGTCTTGTATCGATCTTGGTCTACGTAGTTGATTGATTGCTTGACCATAACTATTTAATGATGAAAGAGAGCCAAGTATACCACTACCACGACCTGATGTAGTTTCAACTGTACCTATCTGGGCACCTGGTAATATCATGCTATCGTATGTGAATGTAACTGGCAACGTCATAATTTCTGCTGCATTTTCCCAAGCGACTTGAACTTCACCAATACTTGTTGGGAAAGCATTTTCAAATCTATATGTGTAAGTGATTGCTTTTTGTTCGTAAGAATAAACTTCAATCGTTACTCCAGCACTATACTCTGTTTTATACGCAATCTCAAAAGGCAATCTTCCTTGGACTTCACCAATAGGTGATTGCTTATCATAGTTAACAATTCTTTGCATCCATGAATGAAAGTACTCTTTAACTTTAAAATTACTATCAACCATAAATACAGTAGGAATTTGAGTGAACTGCATAGCACTTGGACGACGATCAGGTGTACCAAAAGTGTTTGGAAAATTATCTACTGTTTGAACAGTTAATTCAGGTAAGGTTGCTGACTTACAAAAAAACTTAATATCTTTTACTAGTTCTGGTGTTTCTGCTTCATCTGCTTCACCGGGGAATAACTCTTTTTGCAATGCATTAGGCAATGTGATAGTAACGAGAAATAAATTATTCTTAGCAACCCCATGCTTATTAAGTTGACTATTAAATTCTGAAATGCTAAATGCCATTAGTTTCTTCCCATGCTTTTTCTGGAGTCTGCAAAGACTTTTGTTTTTGATGCCCCTTGGAATCTTTCGAGT